AGCGACTGCCAGTGTTGAAGCTGACCTTGCGTTGGAAGATGCAGGGTGGGTGAACCTAAGTGCTCAAACTGGCGATGTTATATCATCCAGTGAGAGGATAACGAACCTCAAATTATCCCGTCTGTACTCTGCTAAAGACCCACTGGGAAAGCAGGCTATTAGATTATGGACTGACTACACTTTCGGAACTGGTATGACTTGGAGTTCGGAAGACGAAGGAGCCAAGCAAGCGCTTGAATTGTTCTGGGATTCTAAAGCAAATCAAAGTGTATTATCAGCCAGAGGACAGAGAAAGTCATCTAATAAGTTACTAATAGACGGCGAGATATTCTTTGCCATTTTCTTAGGCGAGGTTTCCAAAATCAGATACATTGACCCATTAGAGATAACAGAGATAATTACTGATTCTGATGATAAAGAAGATGTGAAGTTCTACCGCCGGCAGTGGACAGATGCACAAGGTTCATCGCATACGGATATTTACCGCAGTGTGACAAATATTAAAAATGAGGCGGCGAAGGATTCATTAGGGGCGAGTATTCAAAAGACTGAAGATGCCCTAATTTATCATGTCAATAATAGTGAAAGCCAGAGAGGTAATCCCTTATTGTTACCAGCACTGGATTGGATTAAATATTACAGGAGATTCCTTTCTGCGAGAATAGCAGTTATGTTGGCATTGGCTAGGTTTGCTTGGAAGACGAAAGTTAAGGGTCCGCAGACTGCAGTAGATACGATAAAAGGCAAGACTAATGCCCAGGTAATATCCGCTGGTTCTCAGCTCTTAGAGAACTTAGGCTCAGATACCACGCCTATTAAAACAGAGTCGGGAGCTGCACAAGCATATCAAGATGGGAGGATGATTAAATTACAGATAGCCGCGGCGGTGGGTATACCCGAGCAGTATTTCGGTGATATATCAATTGGGAACTTAGCTACGGCAAAGACAGTAGAACTCCCAATGATGAAGATGTTCCAATCCTATCAGGCAACCTGGGGGGATACGTATAAAGGTATAAACGAACTTATCCTGGAACACGCTGGAATTAAACCTGACAAGTGGTATGTAGATATGGACTTCCCCGCTATAGCTCCGGCAGATGTAGCACAGGCAGCGACAGCCATCGTCCAGATTTTACAGGTAATGCCTGAACTTGCTTACTCTGATGATGTCAAACAGATAGCTCTTTTAACTTTAGGAATAAACGACCCACAGGAAGTATTGGACTCTCTGGATAAGACCAGTGAAAGCGACCCTACTATAAAATTAACAAAAGCCCTTAAACAGTTCAGGGAGAGTTTAAAGACTTGACAAATTGCCCGCAAAGTGCTATCATTAAAGTATGAATGTCATATATATCAGGATAGACCCTAGCAGCAAGAAAGCCTTGGAGATTGAAGCTCAGCGATTGGGTATGACATTAACCACATACTGTCGGATGATTTTGTTGAAGTCTTTGCAAAAGGAGTAGAGATGAAAAAGAGATTCCCCTGCGTCCTCTGGGCATTGCCAATTTGCTTCGGTTTATTGGGGGGCGTAGTAGCAGGCTGTATATCTTCTATGAAATATCAGGGCAGCTGGTGGGAACTGGTTGTAGTAGGATTTATGATTAACCTGTTCCTTACACTAGCTTGGATACTACTTATTTTTATATAAAGGAGTAAATAAATGGGATGTCCTAAATGTGAAGGCAAGGGATTTATAGAACAAGAACACGGACTGGTTAGAGTTTTCTGTGACTGCGAAAAGGGTAAAGAACTGGAGGCTGAGATAAGAGGTGAAAAACCAAGATACTATACAGAGGAAGAGATAGATGACAGTAATAGCGGAAGTGAATCAATTAATATCGCTGTTGGAAGCAAAGATACCGGCAAACCCAAGAAGCCCCGCAAACCGAAGGCTAGAAAAGGGGCTACAAAGAAATCTCATTAAATACTTTGATGATTTAGAGAAGGCTTTCCCTTATTCTGAGCTGGATAAAATCTACAATAGATATGTAGAAAAGGAGTAAGGTATGAGAACATGGGAATGGATACGGGCTGCGATTCTAGTGCTTGTGGCAATAGGGGCTTGGGTATGGGGATAATAGATGCCATTAAATAAAGACACAGAGAACTTTCTCAACTCCTTATTGGGTGCGTTTGATGAGAAACTAACAGCAACAATAGGGGGTGAATTAGCTGGAATTTATGTCTCCGGTTCTACAGAGATGATTTCTTATGGTAAGACAAAGATGGGTGTTCCCATAGCTTTTGAGGGACCACCTGTTTCGCAAGCCATAGATTGGGCTGAAAAACACGCCGCTACTCTAGTTACTCAAATGAATGAAGAGACCAAGAGACGACTTGCTCGTGTAGTCAGTCAGGGGATAGAGAATAAAAGAGGCATCCCCGGGTTGGCAAGGGATATAAGAGGTTCTTTTACTGATATGAGTCGGTATCGTTCACAGTTAATCGCCAGGACAGAAACAGCCAATGCTCTATCAACAGCCTCTTTGGATAGAATGAATGATATGGGGATTGACGGCAAGGAATGGGTGACAGCAGGTGATGATAGAGTTAGTGATGAATGTTTAGGGAATGAGGCAGAGGGCGTGATACCCGTCAATCAATCCTTCAGTGGTGGAGTTATGGGTCCTCCTCAACATCCCGACGCAGTATTTGCTGGATATTCATTTTCCCCTTATGGGTCGCTAATCCAAATGCTTAGTTCTCGATATGACGGCCCCTCGATTACGATTGAGGCTGAGAGAATTGAGGGTATTGCTGAGTTGCCTTCTGGGGATGCCGCAAGTTACCCTGATATTTCTAATAGAGATATTGTTAGTGAACATGTCGATAGCAGTAGCGATTTGCTCATTAGAAATCAGAGTAGGGGAACCATTCCCATATTTCCTGAGAGGATACGACTCACCATTGGGCCGAACCACCCTGTATTGACCAGACGTGGTTTTGTTAAGGCTCAATTCCTTAATGAAGGCGATGAGTTGCTCTATGACCGCAGGTGCGAATTCACGGCAGGGTTTGCCGAACCTTACCTCAAACAGGTTCTTATTATTGAGGACATATTCGAGGCGGTTGCTACGATTTCTGACTACACGGATATTCCCGCTGCCGGTGACTATTTCCACGGCGATGAGTCCTTCTGCAACGGTGAAATCAAGGTTATAAGGCCCAGCAGGAACTTGTTGCCTATAACGGATACCAGCCTCATCGAGCATTTGAGCAAATGCAACCTCACGGGAGCCTATGCCAATGCCGAGCATGTGGCGAGTTGCAGAGCCTGCCAGTCTGCTCTCAAGAGTATTTATTCTCCCTCGACTAGCAGTGTGGGCAGCAGCAACCATGTAAGCTCTCATCTCAGGGGAGAGACTAGCCCATCGTTTTTTCATGGCTATAGATTGGTTTCTACTCATAAAACCTCCTATACTGGTATGGCATTCGATGCTTCTACCTCTACTGAATTATACAGTATAGGCGGTCTGGTTGTCAAGAACTGTAGATGTGCTGTAGCTCCTGCTAGATTAAGAAAATAATTATAACATATAAGTTATATTGAGTCGTCAGAAATGGCGACTTTTTTATTCAAGGAGGTAAATTATGCCATACGCTACGATAGGCGAACTCCCCGACAATGTAGAATCACTCCCCAAGCACGCTAAGGAAATCTATATGAAAGCCTTTAATTCTGCCTTTGAGCAATATAAGGATAGGGGGAAACAGAGGGAAGCCCTGGCTCATCAGACTGCCTGGGCTGCTGTTGAAAAATCATACAAGAAGGAAAATGGGGAGTGGGTGGTAAAAGAAGCTGTCCATCCACACGGCGGACATCTTTGTACTTGTCCTAAATGTGAAGAGGAAATAAGCGTTGCTGAAGACGTTAAATGCAATACTCAAGAATGCCCTGAATGTGGGACTGTAATGAGGGCTAAGGAAATTGGGGAACGGAGGGAATCAATGAATATAAGCGATGACAACAAGAAGAACTTATTGCAGTCAGCCTTAGTCACGGAATACAAGATAAAGCCTGAGCAGACCATCCCCAAGAATTTAGTCATAGATGAGGTCTTTGCCGACAAGGTTATTTATGATGTTGACGGGCAGCTTTATGAGACCAGTTATGAACTTGATGAGAAGGGAATAGCTACATTCGGAGACCCCAAGAAGGTGATAAGCACCAGAGTCTTTTCAACTATGGAATCTTTAAGAACCACATACTCCGAGATTATCCAAGAAGCAGGCAAGCGAAATGCCACGTTAGATGCTGCCAGGGTAAAGAAGATAGTTGAACTCTGTCAGGAATTATTGTCAACCGAAGAACCGGAAGAAAAGAAAACTAAGGAAGCCTTGAAGGAAGCAGACAAAACCTTAGTATGGCTCAGGGAACAAGCGGTTATGAAGACAGAAGATGGGCTGAAATTCCCCGCCTCCGCTTTCGCCTACGTCCCTGATATAGAGAAGGCTTCTAGTTGGAAACTGAGATTATGGGAAGACCTTACAAAGAAGGTTACAAAAGCACAGTTAAGTCGGGCTGCCGCTGCCTTGAGTCCTGGCGGATTCAGGGGGCAGAAAGTAGCTATACCCTCCGCTAATTTATCTGAAGTCAAGAGAAAGATACGGGGCGAGTACAGGAAGCTAGACGTAGAGGAAGCTGATATTCCACGATGGGTAAAGGAAACTGAAACACGGGAACGGATATTGAATTTCACCCCTCTTACCGAAGCTACATTTGATAAAGGCAGGGCTACTGTAATCGTTATTAAGGCAGGATTCAATTCCTCAGAAGATAGATACTACCCAGCAGAAATGCTGAAAAGAGACTATAAGGTATTTGAAGGTCAAAAGATGTATGCCGACCATCCAACAGATGAAGAGGACAAAGCCCGTCCGGAGAGGTCGATAAAGGACTGGGTTGCCACATTAACCGAAGTAACCTGTGACGAGAAGGGAATAGTTACTGGTGTAGCTGAGATTGTCGAGCCATGGTTGATGCAAAAATTAGCCTCGCTAAGAGATAAAGAGATGCTTTCAGAGATGGGCATTTCCATCAATGCGATAGGCAGTGCATCCAAAGGCACGATTGAAGGCAAGGAAACATTGGTAATCGAAAAGCTAGTTGCAGCCAGGTCGGTTGATTTTGTAACCGAGCCCGGGGCTGGCGGGATTGTCACATTCTACGAATCAGACAGAAAACAGGATATAGATTTAATAGAATTGTCTGACTTGAAGGGGAGGCGCCCTGACTTACTCAAGTTAATTGAAACGAATGTCAGGGCAGAAATAACCAAGGAGGTTAAGAAAGCTATGGAGAACGAAGAGAAAATCACTGAACTCGAAGGTCAAATAACAGAATTGACCAAAGAGCGCGACACTCTCAAGGAGACCAAGGAAAAGGCAGAGAAGGACAAAGCAAAAGCCGAAGCACAAGCCGTCATAAAAGAGGCTGTAGACAAGGCCAAGCTACCCGATGCTGCTAAAGAGCGTCTTATTGAGAGGTATAAGGATGCCGAAACTGCTGAAGGAATAGAGGAAGCGATAAAATCTGAAGTTGACTATATCGCCAAACTATCCGAAAGCGGAAAGGTGAAGGGCTTGGGTGCTACTCAGGTAAGTACCGAGAAGGACAAAGAAGCCCTCAAGGAGAGTTTTAAGGCTAGTTATATCGCAGAAGGTAAAACTGAAGAAGAGGCCGAGAAGCTCGCCGAGACTGCCGCAAAAGGCAGGTAAAACAAATAAACTAGGAGGAAAATACAATGCCTAATAATTGGGGAGTATATACTTATGGGGGAGAGGAAGGAACTGAGGTTTCTTCAACCTACGAAGGCAGACACATAACTTGCATGGCTGAAGAACTTTTAACTGATAGCGGTTCTGGGGTAGCTACTAAGGGCCATGCCTGCGTCTTTGGTTTAGTAGGATTGCAGGCCGTGGGTGTCTGCCTTAACTCAGGAACACTAACAGCCCTAATTGCCATTGACACTGAAGGGATATGGAACTTACCAGTATACGGCAAAGATGATGCGGGGGACCGTGTCCTTTCTCCAGGTGAGCCAGTCTTTATTGATGTTGCTGATGGCGAAATCTCAGGAGAGCGGAATAATGCCACACAGATACCATTCGGGTACTTACTCACCGAGGCCGCTAGTGGAGTTGAGACAATATCAGTAGTCAAGGTTCACTGGGACCCGAGAGCCCATTGGCTACAAGACAAGGAGAAGCTCTACTTTGGCGATGGTGCTGACTACACTATGGAATGGAATGAGACTTTCATGGCCATTGTCGCCTCTGCTGCCAGCAAGATTGTCGGAGAGGAGTTTGCCATAGCTGCGGGTGCTCTGGCTGATGGCTACGGATTCAAGGAAACCAACTTCAATGTATCTGGTCAAGCTACCCAGTATGTAGCTGGTGATTCAACTTGGCTAAATCTCGGAGACACCTTCAAGGCTATGCTTGGTGGAGGTCTAGTAACACCTCACACAGACGGTATCTTCATGACAGCCGATGCTGAAATCACTGGAGCTATGGTTGCTCTTGGTGGTAAGTTTACCGACCAGATGGATGAGTCGGACATGGCCTGGTACACTCTATGGAACCTTAACTTGACCCAGACATTCGATGCTCTTTATGAGGTCAATAACCCGGCTTTGATGGGTTACGTTGCCACTCCAGCCGCCAATCAGATTGGGAGCCTGCCTTTCTTCTCAACTGGTGGAGGTGGCATGAAGTATATCATGCTTTACTCAGACCCGGCGTAAAATAAAAGGAGGAGTGAAAAGTGAAACTAACAAACGGAGAAATCTTTAACGCAAAAGAGCCACTACAGAAACTGATGGCGGAGAAATTCCCAGTCAAAACTAGCTATGGTTTGGCTAAACTTGCAGCTAAACTCGGTGACCAACTAGGAATCATTGAAAAGGTGCGACAAGGACTAATCCAGACCTATGGCGAGAAAAACCCTGACAATCCACAGCAAATCAGGGTAGACCCTCAAAGCGAGGGCTTCTCAAAGTTTGCTGTGGAATATGGGGAATTGATGACTCAGGAGGTTGAGATTGTATTTGATGTGGTAACTCTACCTGATACGTTGGAGGTTGAACCAGCTGTCTTGATGGCTTTAGATAAGTTCATCACGATAGCGTAAATAGACTAAATTGAGGCAATGTCTAGCCCGCCCTATGGCGGGTTTTTTGTTGCCCTAAAATCTAATAGGAGGAATACAATGCCTGATTTAATGAAACTAATGGAGGACTGGAGCGGGTATGTCTCTTTGACAGGTAGACATACTGATGCTGAGGTTGCTACATTCCATAACCTGATTAGCAATGCCGATAATGTTCCGGCCCATCTGCACGAATACCGAATAAGGGAAGCTATGACTACATCCGACTTCCCTGTACTGTTTGGTGATGTTCTTGATAGACAGGTCTTGGCAGCCTATAAAGCTACTGAGCCTGTTTGGAAAGCCTACTCCAAACTGTCCACAGTAAAGGACTTCAAGGTGTCACGGCGCTTTGCTATTACCGGTGGCGATGGTATGCTCCCCAGGGTAGCTGAAAAGGGTGAGTACCTGGCTAGTGATAGAGCAGAGCAGGAATACGACCTGAGCGTTCTGAAATATGGACGACAGTTCGACATTTC